GGATGCTGGGCAGGCCGGCGTCGCGGGTGTTCCTCATGGACAGGCAGGGCACGCGCGTCGTGGCGGACCTGACGGACTCGGCGTCGTTCGTCCAGTGGTCCCGCGCGCTGGACGACGTGAGCGAGCTGGAGCTCTCGCTGCACCTGCGGGGAGACGCCCTGGGCAGGGCCTGCGCCGCGACGGTGCGGGAGGTCCACACCTGGCACCACGAGCTGATAGTCGTCCGCGGGGGCGAGGCCGTGTGGGGTCCCGGGCCCCTAGTCACCAAGGGGCCCTCCGCCTCCCGGCTGGTCCACCTGGTGGCCCGCGACGTGGTCGCCTGGCTCGACGTCAGGCTGGTGCACAACGACTACACGTGGAAGCAGGCGGACGTGACCGAGATCGCCAGGACCTGCATCGCCGACGCGCTCACTAAGGGGCTGGCCGCCGGCATGCCGTTCGAGCAGGCAGACGTGGGCATCCTGAGGTCTGCGGTGTTCTACCCGGCCGGGAAGCCCGTCGACTACGAGGTGAAGGCGAACCAGCAGACGGCGGGCGAGATCCTGCGCGACCTCGCCACGAAGGGCCTCAACTTCACCTGCCTCAACCGCGCGCTGATAGTGGGCGGCGACTTCGGGTTCGGGCCGGTGGGACCGCTCCGCGACGACGACTTCGAGGGGGACTTGGAGGTGACAGAGCACGGCCTGGCGGCCGCCGGCCACCAGTTCGTGACCGGCGGCGTCGGCATGCAGGGCGAGTGGGGCGGCGTCGACGGGTACTACGGGCTCATAGAGTCCGGGGTGGAGGGCGAGGCGGCGACGGAGAACGACCAGGAGCTGAGCAGGCTGGCCTACGAGCGCTGGACCCAAGGCTTCCCGCCCCCCGTCACGGTGAACGTGCCGGCCGACGGCAGCTTCGCGCCGGACGCGCCGGTGTCCGTCGACGACCTCATCCCGGGGATGCTGGTGGACCTGGAGCTGCGCGAGACGTCCACGCCGGTACACACCCTGCAGCGCATCACGGCGGTCCAGGCGCAGACCGGGGACAACGGGCCGGAGAAGATCGCCGCGACGCTGGCGCCACCTTCCGGGGCCCTGACCGCATGAGCGGCTCGTGGCCACTGGCGGGCGACGCCCTAGCCAAGAAGATGGAGGAGATCAGCCGCCGCACGCTCACAGCCAGGCGCGAGCACCTCCACCTGTCCGACCGGACCGTGGTGGTGGAGGAGTTCTGCCACCTGCTGCCGGAGGGGCAGGCAGAGCTAGGCGGCCACGCCAACCTGCTCAAGAGGGCCAGGGAAGGGCTGTACGTGGCGTGCGCCGACGTAGGCGACTGCTCGCCCTCGGGGGCCCCGTCAGGCGGGCCGTCCACCAGGTGGGGCACGGTGGTGGTGGCCGCCTACGACAGCGCGCCGCAGTCGAAGACCGGAGCCGACTTCGTGGCCCCAGGCCCGGAGGCGGACGGCGTGCTGACCGAGGCCTTGGAGCTGATACCCTCAGGCGGCGGCGAGTTGGTGCTGCTGGAGGGGACCTACGTGGTCACCGGCGGCCCGAAAGCCGTCGAGGCCGTGCACACCAACATCAGGGGCATGGGCGCCGGGACCCTTTTGGTGCTCCAGGCTTCCGGGGTCCCCGGGGTGACGGACCCGCCTATAGTCCTGATAGAGGACTCGTCCCTGGCCGAGGTGAGCGTGATCGTCACCGGCTCGTCGGCGGGAGGCTCAGCGGTCGCCCTCACGGACTACAGCCAGGTCAAGCGGTGCAGGTTTGAGGACTGCGGCGTGCAGGGCGACACCTTCTCTGACTCGGCGCGGATGATCAGCGTCTGCGACAACGTGTTCACCGGGGTGATGGAGAGCTGGGGGTTGGTCTACACCGGCTCCAACGAAGACAGCGCCACCGTCTGCAGGAACAGGTTCCACGACGTCACCAGGAAGACGAGCTGGGAGGACGGCGACTCGTCGGCGGTCATCTCGGTCAACACCCAGGGCGTGGTGTCCGACAACACGTTCTCCAACGTCAAGGCCTCCTACGGGATATACGTGAACGGCGGGGGGGTGGTCCAGGGCAACCACTTCGTCGGCTACAGCGGCAACAGCGAGTTCCTGGTGGCGGCCATCTTCAGCGAGTCCAGCGAGACCCAGTGCGTCGGCAACCAGGTAGAGGACGCGCTGATAGGCATCGACGTCTCGGACGACCCTAGCATCGCCGCCGACTACCCCAACAACGACTACAACGCCGGCGGGTTCCAGTGCGCCGGCATCCAGGGCTACTACGGCGTCTGCGCCGACAACCTGGTGAGGGTGCAGCCCAAGGACGAGCTCCACAACGCCAGCGGCTGCCTGGACGTGTGGACCGAGGTGGCCGTGGCCGGCAACCAGTGCCTGCAGTTCTTCGAAGACGGCCAGCAGCTGGCGTTCGGCCTGCACCTGTACGTCGGGGCCTACGCGGCCGTCACCGGCAATCGCGTCAGCCTGGACTCCCCGGCCACCGCCGGGATTTGGCTTGACGCAGGAGACTTCGACATGGTGACCGGCAACGTCGTCTCGATCAGCAGCGGGACGGCCTACCGCAACGACGACGGCGTCAACACGGTGTTGACTAACAACATCTGAGGAGGATGACTTGACGGCACTCTGCATAGGCTGCGGCCTGGACGTGGACGAGACCGGGAGGCTGATCGTCCCGCGGTCGGGGGGCGGGGACGAGGCGGCGTTCCCGGCCGGGGCGACGGCCGCGGACAACGCGCTGCAGTGCGACCCGGACAGCGGCCTGTGGGTCGGCGAGCACTTCTCGGACGCCAGCAGGACCGCCGAGTACTTCACGGTCAACACGCCGTACGAGGCGTCGACCGGCACCAGCCAGATCATCGGCGGCATCGGGGCCGGCGGCGCGATGCTCGGCGTGTCCTGCCAGTCGCACCCGGCCAGGGTCACGTACTGCATGTGGGTCGTCACGGTGGTGGCCGACATCGTGAACTTCGCCACCGACTACAACTGCATCATGGAGGTCGGCCTGGGCCACGACCCGCTGAACACGTTCCCCGGCACGATGGCCAACGCGGCCTGGCAGGTCGGAGGCAACGCCATCAGCGGGCGCTCCACCATCCAGGGCACGCAGCCCGTCTCGCAGGACAACGCGGGCGGCAACATCGGCAGCGCGGTGCAGCCGGTGCCGGGCATCCCGCTGGCGGCCGGGGCCGACGACCTCATGCTGAACGTCAGGGTGAGGGCCGACTTCCACACGACGGCCGGCGGCCTCTACGTCAACAGCATCGAGATACACATCGGCAAGATCCAGGTGACCGACGGGCTGACCAGCCGCGCGGCCGCGGGCGCGGTGATCGCCTAGCAGGGACAGGAGGACAGCGTGGGCGCTTCCGACAGGCTCAGAGAGATAGCCGGCCAGGTGCACGACATCGAGACCAGGGAGGAGCGGGTGCACAGCCTGCTCGCCTGCTCCAGGGAGGAGAACGACGCGCTGCGGCGCGCGTCCTCGGAGCTGGTCGAGGCTATAGAGGACGCGAGGCTGGGGGGCGCGATGCCGCCGCTCCCCGACAAGGTCGCCGCGGCGGTGGCGGGCCTCTCGGCCGTCGCGTCGCGGTAGGGCCCCCCGCTGGCGGAGGGGCCGGCGCCTCAGGGCGCCGGCCCCTTTCGCGTTCCCGAGTCCACTGCGACCCCCCGTCTAGGTGCCTGAAATCACGTGGGTGTAATACTACAAACATTGTAGCGTGATTGTAGCGCAACTGCCGTGTACATCGGGCGCCCGGCGCGATATGATTGTGGCATGCACGACGTCGGAGGAGGAGGCACAGGCATGGACTTCTCGAGGATGCCGCCCGTTGGGCGTGCCAAGGGGCGGCTCGAGGCGCAGGCCAAGAAGCGCGAGATCTGCGCGTGCCTCGACGCCGGCTTCGAGCCGCTGGACATCGCGGAGATGTTCGGGACCACGGAGCGCGCGATCCTGCTGGTGCAGGAGGAGTGCGAGTTGGAGGAGACGGCATGACCGCAGACGGCGACGACGACGAGGGGACCGGCAACGAGTGGGTCTCGACCAGCTGGGCCGAAATCGAGGCCTTCCTGGACGACAAGGGGTACAGGGAGGGCTTCGTGCGCGTGTTCCTAGAGTTCCGCGGCGCGGTGCTCGACGACATGCCGCTCGACGGCAGGGGGCGCCCGGAGGTGGTGAACCAGTCCAACTTCGCCAGGCACTTCGGCGTGGCGGTCTCGACGTTCAACCGGTGGCTCGGCACGTGGGGAGGGTCGGAGTTCGCGCACCTGAGCCCGGGCGGCACCGCCGCGGCGAAGGGGCGCCAGAAGGCGAAGGCCAGCAAGAAGGCCCAGGCCGACGCCGCCCAGCAGACGCGGCGGATGGTCGCCGACGACGCCACGGGCTTCATGGACCAGCTCGACGTGCACAAGCTCGACCAGAGCATGTGGTGGCTGAACTGCAAGATCCTGGCCGACTCCGACCTCCCGCAGCGGCAGAAGGCCAAGGTCGCCCAGGAGTGGCTGGAGTTCCTCGACGAGGAGGCGAAGGCGATCGAGGCGGCGAGGGACGAGCTCCTGAGGGCGCTCACAGAGGCCGAGGAGCACGCGGCGTGACGCCGGCGTGGGTGGTCCTGGAGGGCGCGGACGGCGTCGGCAAGTCCACGCTGGCCGCGGCCCTGGCGCAGCGGCTCTCGTACGAGCACGGCCCGACCGTGCTCCAGAGCCTGCGCCAGCACTCCGCCGAGAGGGAGTACTGCTCCCAGCCGACCATGTGGCACCTGCGCGGCCTGAACGTCGTGCAGGACCGCAGCCTCCTGTCGCGCCTCGCCTACCAGCCCGTGGTGCTGGTCCCGGGCGCCGAGAGGAAGGACCTGGAGGAGGCGAAGCGGACCATGGCGTCCATGCGGGAGAAGGTCGCGGTGCTCTACCTCCACTGCGAGGAGGGCGAGCTCGCCTACCGCATCAGGGCCAGGGGCGACGCGTACTTCCACCCGTCGCTGACCGGCGAGCTCCTCAAGAGCTACTGGCGGACCATGGCGTGGTGGGAGAGCGCCGGCGGCTGGTCGGCCACGGTCGACGTCACCGAGGCGTTCTGCACGGTCGACGAGGCGCTGCTGGCGCTGTCCACGGCCCCCACCGTCAACCTGGGCCCGTCGCGCTCGAGCCTGATCAGGTGATAGCGCCCCGAGGGGAGCGCAAGGGCCTGAGGGCCGCCAAGCCCGTGCTGGTGGTCGGCATGGCCCCGTCGCGGAACGGAGCGGACCTCTCCGACGCGAGGGCGGCGCACCCGGCCGGGAAGACGCTGGACCGTCTCGCCAAGTACGCGGGGGTCGCGCCCGAGGAGCTGCTGGACAAGGTCGACTTCGTGAACCTGCTGCCGGACTGGCCAGGCGAGGCCTCCGAGGCCTCCGCCAAGTGGGACGACTCGGTCAGCAAGCAGACGTGGGACCCGGTCGGGCAGCGGTCGGCCCTTCTGGCGGCCGACCTGGCCGAGAGGCCCAGGAAGCTGGTCGTCGGGCTCGGCGGCTGGGTGCGCGACGCGCTGTCCTGGTGGTGGACCCTGCTGGACGCCGGGTGGCTGGAGCCGCAGAGCCACGCAGGGGCCGGGCTGGTCTGGTCCCCGCACCCGGCGGGCACCTCTATGTGGTGGAACGACCCCGCCAACCTCGAGAAGGGTGAGGCGTTCTGGGCCGCCGCGCTGCTGGTGGCGAACACGGGGCCCCTGGCCCCGCGCAAGGTGCCGGCGGCCCTGCGCTCGAAGTGGCTGCTGGACCTGGTGGCGCGGTTCCGCGTCGGCGGGTGGCCCGAGGAGGCCTGCGTCGACTGGCCCTTCATGGACCCGCCTGGCAGGCCGTCGGCCTACCACCGCGGCAACGCCATGCCGGCGGCGCACGTCGTGCTGGAGCTCACGCAGTGCAGGCGGAGGGACCGGTTCCAGCAGGCGCTCCACTCGTGCGACCGCGGAGAGGACTGCGTCAACTCGGCGCACCTGCGCTGGGGCACGGAGCTCGAGAACCGGCTGGACCAGTCCGCCAGGGCGAGGGGCGACATCGGGCGCGTCGGGCTGGAGACGGCCCGCAGCGTCAGGAAGGACCTGGAGCAGATCAGCAAGGCGTACGGCGTCCCGATGGACGCCATACGGAGGATCGCGGGCGGGAAGACGTGGGCGGAGACGTCCTGGACCGAGGAGACGACGTGAGGATCGAGACCGACAGCATGAGGACGGCGTACCCGCTGGTCCTCGACGAGATCAGGAAGACGGGGACGTTCGTGTCCCCGCGCGGCGACGACACGCTGGAGGTCAGCGGGGCCACGATAGTCCTGACCAGCCCCCACGACGCGCTGCCGACCGGCACCGGCAGGAGGCTCAACGTCTCGCTGGCCGTCGCCGAGTTCCTGCACCTGGTGGCCGGCGAGGACGACCCGGAGCTGCTCATCAAGGTGGCCCCGCACTACGCGAACTTCGTCGACCCCGTGACGGGCCTGCTGCGCGGCAGCTACGGCCGGCGCATCAAGGACCAGGCCGAGGAGGCGGTGCGCAAGCTCCAGATCGACCCCTCGACCCGCCAGGCGTCGGTGACCTGCTGGTTCCCGCACCTCGACAGGTCGCCGGGGGAGCACGACTACCCGTGCGTCATCTCGGCCGGGTGGACGGTCCGCCACGGCCACCTGGACGCGTTCACCGAGATGCGCTCCAACGACGCGTGGCTCGGCCTGCCAGGGGACATGTTCGCCTGGACGCAGCTGCAGCTGACCATCGCCCACATCCTCGGCTTCCCGCCGGGGACCTACACCCACTACGCCAGGTCGCTGCACCTGTACGCCAGGGACCACGGCAAGGCGGAGGACCTGACGCAAAACGCCGACCCGGACTGGGAGCCGAGCTTCACCGGGCTCAAGGCCGACAGCTGGCTCGAGGCGGTCACCAGGGCCAAGACGCTCCTGGCAGGCGTCACCCCCACCGAGGCCACCGCGGGGGAGAAGGACATGCGGGACCGGATCGGTAAGCACCTGTGAAGGGCGCCGCCGCGAGCGCCGACCGGCTGTCGCACGACGACTTCGTCATGCAGGTCGCCAAGCTGGCCGGCCTGCGCTCGCTGTGCTACAGGGCGCAGGTAGGGGCCGTCGCGTGCGCCGCCGACAGGCGGATCGTGAGCGTCGGGTGGAACGGGCCCCCCGGAGGCGTCGAGACCCACGGCATGCACTGCCAGGCCTGGTGCCCGCGCGGGGCGGGGCTGTCGCACAAGCCGGGGTACGCCGACTGCACCGCCCTGCACGCGGAGGCCAACTGCCTGCTGCACGCGGAGCGGGGGGAGCTGGCCGGCGGGTCGATGGCCGTCTCGCGGGTCCCGTGCGCCCCCTGCGCCAAGCAGATCGCCGGGGCCGGCATCGTCAGGGTGCTGGTCGGGCAGGACGAGGGCGGGGTGTTCCACAGGCCGGAGGAGGTCTTCGAGATGCTCGCGACGTGCGGCGTGGAGGTGGCGGTGTACGGTGGCTGACGCGGGAGTGCTCGACAGCGCCACGCTCCACTACGTGGAGGACTCGGCCGAGGCCGCGGCCTTCGTGGAGTGGTGCCGCAGGCCGCGCAGGGTCATGGCGGTAGACACCGAGACGACCGGCCTGGAGCGCGACGCGCGCATCAGGCTCATCCAGTTCGGCGACGACACCGACGCTTGGACGCTGCGGTGGGACCGCTGGAAGGGCACGGCGCTGGAGGGCCTGGAGGTCCTCAAGCGGGCCCGCCAGCGGCTGGCGTTCCACAACTCGCCGTACGACGTCCCCAAGATCGAGAGGCAGACCGCGCGGGACGGCGACGCCAAGCAGGGCTGGGGGTTCAAGTTCGACTGGGGCACGCTAGAGGACTGCATGATCCTCAGCAGGCTGGCGCACCCCCTGGGGTCCCACGCGCTCAAGGCCCTCTGCTCGAAGTACGTGGACCCGAGGTCCCGCCTCCTGCAGAACGTGCTGTCGGACGCCATGTCCGCCAACGGGTGGACGTGGGCGACGGTGCCCTACGACTTCCCGGCGTACAACCTGTACGCGGGGGCGGACTGCATCCTGACGTCCCTGCTGCTCCCCGAGCTGGAGAAGATGAGCTACAGCGAGGAGCTGTACCGCGTCGAGATGATAACGGCCGAGGCCTGCATCGCCATGTCGGAGGCCGGCATGGAGGTCGACCTCTGGTACTGCAAGGAGCAGATCGAGCAGCTCGAGCAGGAGCTGGACGACCTCAAGAACCAGGGCCACGAGCGCCACGCCTTCACCGCGTTCGGGTCCAACCAGATGTTCATCAACAAGATGCACGACTACGGCGTGTACTGGCAGGACCGCACCCCGAAGGGCGCCGTGTCCACCGACAAGGAGGTGATGGAGCGCCTCATCTTCGAGAACGCGGGCGCCCCGGCCGGGGACCTGGCGAACCTCACGCTGGGCCACAGGCAGCGGCTCAAGCTCAAGAACACCTACTTCAGGAACTTCCTGCTGGAGGCCGCCGACGGAGACGGCCGCGTCCACCCCGACATCAACTCGATCGAGGCCGTCACCAGCCGCATGACGGTCACCAAGCCGGCGATGCAGACCATCCCGCGCGGGCCGAGGGCGAGGCGCGCCTTCCGCGCCGGCGCCGGCAGGTACCTGATACTGGCGGACTACGCGCAGATCGAGCCGCGGCTGCTCGGCCACTTCTGCCAGGACCCGGCGCTGCTCGAGGCCATCGCCTCCGGCGACCTGCACACGGCCTCGGCGCGGATGATCTACCAGGACGACACGATCACCGAGGACGACCCGCGCAGGCAGCCGGCCAAGTCCTCGGTGCTCGCCGTGATCTACGGCGCGGGCCCCGAGAAGTTCGCGCACACCGCCGGCCTGCCGGTGGCGGAGGGCGCCGCCTTCATGGAGCGCTACCACGGGACGTTCCCCCTGGTCAAGCCGTTCCTGCAGAACGTCCAGACGGTGGGCAGGAGGCGCAAGCGCCAGGAGGGCAGCGCCTACGTCGTGACGCCCAGCGGCCGCCGCCTCGAGATGCGCAAGGTAGACGCCGAGTACACCCTGGTCAACTACCTCATCCAGGGGACCGCCGCGGACGTGTTCAAGCAGGCGATCGCCAGGATGTGGCAGGGCGAGCTGGGGCAGCACATGCGCCTGCCGGTCCACGACGAGTGCATCTTCGAGGTGCCGAACGACGTGGACCCCGAGGAGTTCAAGCGGGAGGCGTCCAAGGCCATGGAGGACGACGGCTACCGGGTCCCCCTGGTCGTCGAGGCGACCGGGCCGTTCCAGAACTGGGCAGACAAGTACGGCGCCCCGCCGACGTGACGCCCGACCCGTGGTACCTGGACCGCGTGCGCAGGTCGCTTACGCGACGTAAAGCCCGCACAGGCTACCTGCACATCCGGCACGGCGACGGACCGCAAGGACGCAATAGCACAGTGGAGAGGAGGCACCCGGACGCCGTGGTGATGATACTGCGGCGCCGCGGCCTGCACGGCCGCATACCGAAGGACGAGCCGAACCGTCGAGAGGAGACGAGATGACGGAGGCGATCAAGGTGCTGGGGGTGGACCCCGGCACCACGACAGGGATGTCCATAGTGGAGTTCGGCGCGGGCGCGCCGTTTCACCTGTGGCACACGGAGCTCCCGTGGCCGGAGGCGGCCGCAGAGGCGATGAGGCAGATCGAGCACCTCGAGCGCTTCCCCGGCTCGGTGGCGGTGTGCGAGGAGTACACGCTCACCGCGCGTTCGGCGCAGCGGGGCCAGAAGGGCGCGGACGACGCCATGGGCATGAACGGGTGGATCAGGGGCCTGTGCCTCTTCCGCGACGTGGACCTGGCGCCCAGCCAGAAGCCGGCAGGCAAGCGGTCGGTAACGGACGACGCCCTGAAGGCCTCGGGCCTCTGGCTCAGGGGCAGGAGGCACGCCAACGACGCCACCAGGCACGCGCTGCTGTACGGCATGAAGAAGCGCCTGTTCGACCTCAAGGTCCTGATCCCGCGGTGAGGACCCTCTACGCCAACAAGGTCGGCGCCTCCGTCGAGACGAACGCGACGTACTACGACAAGGAGCTCATGCGGAGCATCCCGGGCAGCCGCTACTCCGGCCACCCGGCGACCTGGACGCTGCCGCTCACGTGGGCCGCCTGCAAGCAGCTCCGCGGCACCTTCCGCGACCGGCTCGAGATAGGGCCCGAGCTCAGGGACTGGGCGGTGCGGCACTTCGAGTCGAGGGTCGCCCCTTCCCTGGCGCTGCGGGACCTGGCCGCGCCCGAGGCGACCAGCATCCCGCTGCGGCCCCCGGCCGGGCTGTCGCTGTACCCCTTCCAGGAGGTCGACGTCGAGTGGCTGCTGGCCACCGCGACGGAGGGCGGCGCGCTGCTCATGACGCCGACCGGGGGCGGCAAGACCGTGGTCACCCTCACCTGGATGAGGAACATGGCGATCGACAGGGCGCTGGTGATCTGCAAGAAGTCCGCGAAGTTCGACTGGCGCGACGAGTGCGCCAAGTGGTACCCGGAGCTCGAGCCGATCGTCGTGACCGGCTCGGCGAAGGAGCGCCGCGAGCTGATCGAGGAGGCCGGCTCGTACGGCGGCCTGTGCATCGTCGGCTACTCGGACACCAGGACGCACTCCAGGCTGGCGCCGTACGGCCAGATCCACCTCACCGAGGCGGAGAAACGGCCGAAGGACCTCAACTTCCAACCCTGGGAGTGCGTGGTGGTGGACGAGGCGCACCGCCTCGGCGACCCGACCTCCAAGCAGACCCGCGCCTGCTGGTTCGTCGGGCACCAGGACACCGTGCGGCACAGGGTCGGTCTCACCGCGACCCCCACCCGCAAGGGGCTGGACACGCTCTGGGCGCCGCTGCACTTCGCGGACCCCAAGCAGCACCCCAGCCGGGGCAAGTTCGTCGACAGGTACGCCGAGACCTCCACCAACTTCTGGGGCGGGCAGGTCGTCGGCGCCCTGAGGCCCGACATGGAGGCGGAGTTCGCGGAGATCTTCGACCCCATGAGCCGGAGGCTGCCGGAGGAGGTCGTGCTCCCGCAGCTGCCCCCGCTGGTCCGGGCCGGCTCCAAGAAGGCGGCCAAGACGGGCAAGGAGGAGTACCCCTGGGAGGTCAAGGAGGTCCCCCTGACCAAGGAGCAGGAGGCCGCCTACAAGCAGATGGCCGAGCTGTGCCTGGCGCAGCTGACGGACGGCGAGGTGATCGCAGCCACCAACGCGGCGGCGCAGTACGTCCGCCTGGGGCAGTTCGCCTCGAGCTACGCCTACCTGGGGGACCCGGCGCCCAAGCGCAACAGGAAGACCGGGGAGGTGGAGATGGTCCGCCCGGTCGAGCTGCAGGCGCCGTCCAACAAGATCGACGCCTTCACCGACGACCTGGACGACTGGCTGGCCCAGGAGGACTCGGTCATAGTGTTCGCGACCAGCCGCAAGCTCATCAACCTGCTGTCGGCGAAGCTGCTCTCCGGCAAGAGGAAGGTGCCGCACTCGCTGATCGTCGGCGGGCAGACCGACATCCAGCGCCACGAGCAGAAGCTGGCGTTCCAGAACGGCGACGTGCCGGTGATACTGGTGGTCATCTCGGCCGGCGGCGAGTCCATCACCCTCACCAGGGGCAGGGTCATGGCGTTCCTGCAGCGCTCCTGGGCGCGGTGGGAGGACCGGCAGGCCCAGGGCCGGGGGCGCCGCATCGGCAGCGAGGTGCACGACTCCATACTCAGGGTGGACTACGTGAGCCCCGGCACCGTGGACGTCGGCCAGCTAGACGTCCTGGAGGCGAAGGAGGACGTCATGCAGCAGGTGACGCGCGACCGCGAGACCGTGGAGCGCATGATGGCCGGGGGGCACCCGTTCTGATGGCGCACCAGACCAACCAGGGCAGGAAGCTGGAGCTGCTCGACTGGGCGGAGGCGAACGCCGCGCGGGAGCCCGACGAGGCGCCGGCCGCGGCCAGGCTGATGGACCACGTGACGTCCAGGCTGCCCATCACCATCGAGGAGTTCCGGCGGCGCAGGGCCGCCGGCAACGCGTAGCAACCAACAAGGAGACGACATGGAGACGGACGCAATCAAGATGGCCGGCCTGTGACCCGCGTCGCCGACGGCACGGTCGAGACCTCCAACTCAGAGCTGCAGACCTGGATGGACTGCAAGCGGCGGTGGTGGCTGCAGTACTACCGCCAGCTCAGGCCGGCGGCCGAGAAGCCGGACGGGCCCCTCGCGATCGGCAGCAGGGTGCACGGCTCGCTGGAGAGCGGGTACAGCACCCCCGGCCGGGAGGCGGCGGCCCGCGCCCTGCTGGCCCAGTCGATAGAGGACGACTACCCCAAGGCCGCGGCCCTGGGCGACGACGTCCTCAAGAAGTTCGAGAGCGAGGCCGAGCTGTGCCTCATCATGCTCGAGGGCTTCTACGAGTGGGCCGCCGAGGAGGGGCTGGACGCGGAGTGGGAGGTGGTGTCCCACGAGCAGATCCTGAAGGCCCCGCCAATACTGGTCCACGGCGAGAGCGTCGTGCTCAAGGGCAAGCTCGACCAGATCGTGCGCAGGATGATGGACGGCGCCCTCTTCATGCGGGACTGGAAGACCACCCAGGAGAAGTCCCCGCTGATGATGGCGTTCAGGCCGCAGCTGCGGATGTACCTCCTGCTGCTCGCGCTCACCGAGTACGACGCGCAGGTCAGCGGCGGGCAGTTCGTGTTCCTCAGGAAGGTCAAACGCACCGCCCGCGCGGTCCCGCCCTTCTACTTCGTGGAGCCGGTCTACGTGGCCCCGCGCGAGATGGAGAGCTTCTGGGTCGAGGTCAACGGCACGCTGAGCAACATGGTCCAGGACGTCCACAGGCTGGACGCCGGCGAGGACCACAGGGCGGTGGTCCCGCCGCGCCCGACCCGTGACTGCAGCTGGCGGTGCCCGTTCGTCGGCTGCTGCGAGATGTTCGACGACGGGAGCCGGGTGGAGGACTACCTGGCGGCCAACTTCAGGCAGGGCGACCCGTACGAGTACTACGGGCTCGAGACGGACAACCACGACACCGAGGGCACAGCCCTCACCATCAGGTAAAGGGAGACGGAATGACGGACGTGCAGCCGGGGGCCACGGTGGAACCGTGGTCCTCAGAGTCGGGCTCCCTCGCCCCGAGCGACCTAGAGTCGCTGCAGGCGAGGATCGAGACCCTGAGCCCCGAGGAGGCCACCGCGTTCTGCGGGAACCTCCAGCAGCGCAGGAAGGACCAGGCGCTGGTGCAGGGCCTGGTGCTCTACACCATGAGGACCAAGCTCGGCGACGGCGAGTGGGGCCGGTGGAACCGCGAGTTCACGCACCAGACCGGGCTCTCGGAGTCCACGATCAAGAAGCGCATCAGGGACGCGGTCGGGTTCTTCGGCCTCGAGCTGACGCCGAGGATGGTGAACGCAAGGGCCGCGGCCGACGCGGAGGCCATGCGGGCCTTCGAGGACCTCGCCGACGACGGCCCGCCGAGCTTCGGCGAGGAGGACGACGACGACGGCGACTGGCAGGACGAGTGGTCCGAAGACCCCGACGGACCTACCGACCCGGGCCTCGAGGGCCTGCTCAAGCACAAGGAGACCGTCGGCGAAGCGTGGGCGGAGCGGGACAGCGCCACGCCCTCGCCGAAGTACGAGAACCCGCCCGACTCCCCGCCCGGGGGGCGGAGGCCGATCGTCGCCCCGGACGACACGTGGATGGCGTTCACCGCGCGGCAGATCGAGGAGGAGTACCCCGCTCTGGCGGGCGAGGCGGCGAGGCGGCAGTCCCGCGCGCGGTGGGAGAAGCTGAGCCACGAGAACCCGCTGGACCTGCTCGAGGACCTCGAGCAGATCTACGAGGCCCAGGACCAGGAGGTGCCGGAGGAGATCGCGGCGGCCCTGATCGCGCAGGAGGACGTGAAGCCGGTCAAGCCGGACGAGGTCATCGAGCCGAAGAAGGCCCGCAAGGCGGCCGCCCCGAAGACGGTGGAGGGCGCGGCGCAGCAGCTCATGGAGAAGGCCAGGGAGCTGCACGCGCAGGTGGTCAAGGGCCTGGCAGACGGGTCGGTGACGCCGGAGGACCTGGCGGCCGCCCACGCGGCGGTCTCCGGGCTCTGCTCCACGGCCGAGGGCCTGCGGAAGAAGACCGGGCCGGCGAGGGAGAAGGCCCTGGCCGACGAGCGCAGGTCCAAGGCCGACGCCACCCGCGACGCCGTGGCGGCCGTGCCCGGGGCGGTGGAGTGGTGAGCGCCGAGCCGGACGCCGTCTTCCCGTGCAACGCCAGCTTCCTGGTGTACGGTCCGTCCAAGGCCGGCAAGACCTGGCTGGTGACGAGCGGCCCCAAGCCGACCCTCCTGCTGGACGCGGAGGGCGGCTCTAGGTTCCTGCCGCTCAGGAAGGTCATCTGGTCCAACCCGCTGTCGCCCCCGCCGGACATGGACGGGTACGACGTCTGCGTGGTCTACGTGCGCGACTTCTCGACCCTCGAGAACGTGTTCGGCTGGCTGCACACGGGCAAGCACCCGTTCCGGTCGGTCGCGATCGACTCGATCTCGGAGGCGCAGCAGCGCTGCGTCGACGCGATCGCAGGGGTCAACCAGATGACCCAGCCCAACTGGGGCACCCTCCTCCGGAAGATCCGGGGGCTGGTCAGCAACTACCGGGACCTGCTCATCCACCCGCTGAACCCGCTCGACTGCGTCGCGTTCACCAGCTACGAGAGGGTGACGCAGGAGGGCGTGCACGTGCCCTACCTGCAGGGGGCCATCGCCAACGTCCTGAGCTACTACCTCGACATCGTGGTGTACCTCAAGGCCGAGCCGGGGGCCGGCGGGCAGGGGACCACCAGGAAGCTGCTCACCAAGCCGCACCCGGCCTTCGCGGCCGGGGACCGCACGGACAGGCTCCCGACGATCATCGAGAACCCGACGCTCGAGGCCGTGCTGGCCTTGGCGTGCGACCTCAGCGCCGCCCCCCAGGGCGGCGGCACGATGCCAGACCTGGCAGCCACGGCCGTCTCCGACGACGGCAGCGAGCGGCCCGAGGAGGCGCCTCCGGCGCCTCCGCAGGCGGACGCGGCCTTCATGACCGCTTCCGAACCCACAGCAACCACACAGACAGAGGAGACGAGTTGAGCTCGACACCGTTCAGCAAGCTGGTAGACGCGGCGAAGGAGGCGAAGTTCACGGTCATCCCGGCGGCGGACTACGTCGTCGTCTGCCGCGACGCCACGCCCACCAAGTCCAGCACGTCCAAGGACATGCTCAAGCTGTCCTGCAAGGTGATCGTCGGCCCACACGCCGGCAGCAACCTGCTCACCCAGCAGACGCTGACCGAGGACAACCCGGTCGCGGTGGCCATGTTCATGAAGTTCCTCGACGCCTTCGGCATCACGGAGGAGTTCCTGGTCGACCTGCCGCCCGCCGAGGGCGGCGGCCCGAACTGGCAGCTCGTCTGCAGGGAGCTCAAGGGCAAGACCGCGCTCGCGGTCGTGACCGTCGGGGAGTGGAACGAGGAGGACCGCAACTACATCGACAAGTTCAAGAGGGTCCCGCCCGCCATGGCGGCGGACGTGGACGCGGCCCTCGCCCAGGCGGGAGGCGGCGGGTCCGACCCGTTCGTCGCCGCCGGGGCGCCGGCGGACCCCTTCGCGGCCGCGGCCGCCGGGGGCCCGGCGGAGAAGCCGGCGGAGGAGCCCTTCTGAGCGCGG